TCATCGGCGGCAACCCCTCGTCGTCATACTGCACCTCTTGCCCTTCGAGCTTGGTCTCCTCTGGGGTTGCAGGGAGCAGTCCGGGATGGCCACCGTAAGTGGTAGCCTCGTAACTGTCTCCACGCTTATGGATGAACATGATGGGAAGCAGCAACTCCTTCTCAAGCGTGTGGTGCGTGACGGCGTTCGTGTCCAGATAACTCTCTGGAGGTTGGTCTGTTGTTTCTCCGTTCTCGCAGATGTCTTCGGCGTCAACCCGATACAAAGAACTGTTCCACGGCCCCTGAACGAGTTCGCACGGGTAGAGGCTTCGCTCAACGCCTGTGACCAGTTCCTTGATGAAACATTGTTGGCCACTGTAGTTCTCGACCTGCTCAAGGATGACTTCGCCGCCCGTTAAAACGTAGTATGGTCGCAACTTTCCAGCGTCGGTCTGCTCGCGGGGTTTCTCAAGCGTGTAGCCTGAGATTGGGTTGTAACCGCACGCATCGATAATGTGGTCACCAGCAATCCCATCCCCGTCTAAATCGCCGGGGAAACTTGTGCCTCCTCCTCCTCCACTTGATCCTCCGCTCGAACCGTCACCTCCACTTGAACCACTCGAACCATCGCCACCGCTTGAGCCATCGCCACCGCTTGAGCCATCGCCACCGCTTGAGCCATCGCCACCGCTTGAACCGCTTCCACCACTTGAACCTCCTCCACCACCTCCTCCATTCTGATTTTGCTTGTCCTCGATGCACTTCTGCTCGGCAGCTGCCCAAAGAGCCATAAAGTATTCATGGTCAGCGTTGTAAGCGCAGAGCGTCCATTGGCAAATCGGGTCGTATGGATTGAACTCAGGGTATGTCTGCGTGTTCTCGTAATAACGCTTCTCAGCCGACCACTTGACTTTGATTTTTACACACAGGGTGCTGACCAGCCCCGACAACTGAAACCCGCGCGTCTCCTTGCCACCCTTGAGCGTCACAACTGGGCCGACATAGCCACTGTGCCAAGGAGTGACGACGTAGAACTTTTCGCCATCGCGAATGATTGGCGCGAATCGAGAAGCACTCGACGTGGAATCGTCCACAGGCGTTTTGCGCTTGAGGTTGAGCACCGTTCCACGCGGCGTTGCGTCAGCGGTAAAGTCCTCATTTTGCTGCACCAACAGACGATTCACTTGCCGTGCAATCGCGTTCACGGCATCAGAAATCGGTCCTTTGGTCGTTATGTAGGGGATACGCATCAGCTGTAAATTTGAGTGGCCCACCCATCCCCGGTGTACTGCCCGAAGTTGGCCGATGCGTTGCGGTACAGGAGACTGATCTTCCAGCGGTTGCCAAACGGTTCAGCGGTCGCACCAGCGAGCAACCACGAAGTCGAGCTTCCCCAAATGTCTACCTCGGGGAATGCGATTTTGCCGATGTCATTGACCAGCATCCCGAATGCTCCCCATGTGTCTACGTAGGTGACTTTCAAGGTCGAGCCATTCCCAGCGATGTACGATGTGACGCCCTTGATGCTCTCTTTTTTGAACTCAACAAATCGCTTCGTTGACCCTGTGTCATTCGATTCAATCCAGATGGCATTGTCCTCGTCGGGGTCATCGGGAGTCCCTGCCAAGTCTTGAAACCGTGGATGCGCGGTGACGTTCTCGGTGCCGCTATTGGCGTCGATGCTCAACCGTTTGCGGCTTGCTGGACCGTAACTGCGAATCCTCCTCTCCTCGAGCGTTGTGAGTTGAGCGGCATCGTCGAAGACCATCGAGCGAGAGAGGATTTCTCTTTGGTCATCTGACGCCATGCTTGGCAGTTGCGGCGGCGAAATGATGTTTGCGATTTTGTTGCCGCGATACACATAAACCGAAGTTTGGATGACGTTGCCAAACTCATCTCCCTCGAAGGAGTGCGAAGTTTTGAGAAACTGCTCGCCCTTAAAAATCGGTTGCATGGTTATGTGTAAAGGTCGCTCGACCAGTCAGGTGCGCCGAGGAGTTGAACTTGAATGCGCCACGCTGCTCCATTTTGCTCCTGCGCCACCGAGGTCGAAAGGAGGTCGAGGCCGTTGAAAAGCGAGAAGTTCGGGATGCTTGGCATCGAGTAGATTTTGCCCGGAACCAGAGCGGAAGTTGCATCGTCCGACATAAAGGTCAGATTGAAGGTCCATTGCGGTGCCAGATAAGTAGTGATCCCGGCGAGTGCGTAATCGTCGCGAAACTGGATGAACCGTTTCCTTCCGTCGTAGTCCTCCCAGATCGCATTCTCGGCGTTGGGGTCGTCTTCGGTCCCTGCCCAGTCCTCGAAATCGGGATGAGCAGTGATGGGTTCGTTGGTGATGGTGCCCTCGACGAAGACAAACTTTTTCGAGAACGCAGCACCTCTATAGGTCGCCTCTGAAGTGCCAACTCCTTCATCGAGCATCTCGGTGACCTCGCGAGAGCTAACCAATGCCAACTGCGACGAGCCGAGCGTTTTCGTTGCTGGCCAGTCGTAAGGCGGTGCCTCTGCGCCAGACCGTGCAAATCGGTGACGGAAGGTCACCTCGATTGCGCCCATGTCATCGACTTGCGCGGAGACTGGAAACTCTTCAACGAAACTCATACGACGGCCACGTTTAGCGAACCCTGCTTGGTGATTGCAGCGACGACGGCATCCAGCTTCGAAGTCAGCGTTTGCTGGTACTGTTGGATTGCGCGAACGGCTGGGTCTTTTGCCTCCATCGCCCCGCCACCGGGCATCGGGAACGGAGGTGCCACGTCAAAGTCCATGCGCGGCGTTCGGAGTTGCTGCGCTCGCATCTGGAAGAACTCAGCAGCAGGTGGTCCTTGCATCGGCATCGGTGCGGCGGGTTTGCGTTGCCGAGCGGCGAGGAATGCAGCTGAGTTTGCGAATCCTCCCCCGAGGTCTCCTGCACCTCGCAGTCCGGGTTCCTTCCCTTCGAGGCCAATCATCGGACCGCGCGGTGCGAGGTTCACCGTCCGACGACCCCCGCCGATTCTTTCGAGCGAGGTAAACGAGTCTCCAGTTCGCGCCGCGCCACTCGTTTTTGCCGCTGCTGCTTGCCCCTGCTTGGCCGTGAGTTCGGAGGTGCTTTTGAGTGTGCTCGATTGCTCGCGGAGAGCGGTGGCGTTGCGAAGTGCGGCTTCGGTCAGCTTGGCCAACTCCTGTCTGAGCTTCTCATTTTGCGCCTGTAAACGCTCGGTTGCGTTGGTCTGCTTTCCGAAACCCCGCTCGAATGCGGCGAGGAGTCCCTGACCCGGCGTGCCCTCCGCGTAAGCGTCTGAGTTCGAGGGAGGGATGATAGCACCGTTTGAGAGTGACTCTTTCGTGTTGTAGGTGATGCGCTTGCCACCCGCGAAGGTCTCGCGAACTTCCCCCGGGGTGAGCGGCGTCGGGTAACCAGCGGCCTTTGCTGCGGCGATTTCCTGCGCTTGAGCAGGGGTGACCATGCCGCTTGCTTGCGGTGCCATGTAGCTTTGCGAGGTTTGGAACCTCTGCTGATTTGCACCCATCCCCTGCAAAGTGCGCGGACTAAGACCAGCGGTGTTTCCCGAGGAGAAGATTGCGCCGACCAACTCACCGAGAGCGGCAGGGATGCGTTTGATGCCGTTAGTGACGTAGTCCAGCCACGCCTTCGCAGCGTCGAGGAGTGCGGACCCGAGCGTTCCAGCGACTGTACCAGCGACCGTTCCGAGAGCGTCAACTAGGGTCTCCGATAAAAGCCCACCGAGGCCCGTGAATGCGTTGCCCTCGTCGAAGATACCAGCGATGCCCTGCAACGCGCGGACGGCGGCTTCTGTGACCTCCAGAAAGGCAATCTTGCCGCTTGTCACCAGCACATCCCAAAGGGTTCCGTTTTTAATCGCCCCCTCGATGACTTGGAAAGCGTTGACCGCGAAGTCCACGGCCTTCCCGAACCCCGCGCTGAACTGGTCGCTGAACTGCATCGCCTTCGCGGTTGCGGCGGTGAAGATGTTGCCGAGTGCAGTCCCAATCGGCGCGAACTTGCCGACCAGCGTCTGCGCGAACTCGATAAGAGGTTTCAGCCCGGTGGATGCGGCGATGCCGAGGTTGCGCTTCACCTCCTCGACGTTGTCCGCGAGCGTCGAGAGGAGACCGTTGAGCGTCTGCCCCTGTGCTGCTGCTGCCCCGCTAAAGAGGCCCGTCGTGGTCATCTGCTGGAGAGCGTTGACCATGTCCTGCGCGGAGATAGACCCTGCTGTGAGTGCCTTCTGAAGTCCTGCGTCATCGAGGTTCAACGCCTTCTTCAACTCCTCCCCGATGGGGATTCCACGCTCGAGAAACTGAAGGAAAGTCTCAGTCTGCATTTTGCCGACCGAGAGGGTCTTGACATACGGTTGCAGGATTTCGGCGAGCGGTTTTTTCGTCCCTGCAGCGATGTCACCGAGCACTCGAATGGTCTCCTTCAGTTGCTCGGCTGGTACACCAGCTGCCGCGAGTCCTGCCCCTGCATTTGAGATTTCGCCGAGTTGGAATGATGTTGTTGCGGCGTACTTGGCCAACTCAGCGACCGCACCTTGCGCCGTCTCAGCGGATTTGTAGAAGGTGGTGAACTGTGCGACGACTGACTCGAACTCACCAGCGACCGAAATCGATTCCTTGAAGGTTTCACCGAATCCGCGAAGAGCGGAACCGACCGCTGAAACTGCACCCTGCAACCCGGCGAAGAGTGCTTGTCCTCCAGCAACAGCAGCAATCTGTTTTGCAAACGAACCCATCTCCCCGAGTGCGGAGTTGAGGCCTTTGCGAAAGTCTGAGGTGTCGGCACCAATGCGGATTACTGCGCTGCTCATAGTTTGGAGAGTTTGCGTTCGAGGTAACTTTTCATGTCGGCAAGGACGCCAGACAGTGCGCGAGTGATGATGTTTTTGCGCTTTGCAAACTCGGCAGAGTTTGGCCGTTTGTTTGTGACCTCAACGTAGCTTTTGAGGATGGTCGAAACCTTCTCAACCCGAGCGGATTTGTCGTTCGATGAGATGTCGGAGAATGTTCTGCCGCGTGTTCTCCAGCCCCATGCTCCCGCACGTCCTGCCGCGTTCTCACGCATCTTCAACTCTGCTGACCACGCTTGTTGCGCGGTGTTCTTTTGCAACTGTGCGGTGGCTGAAAGTAAACGAAATACGGCCTTGTCACCTCGCTTGCCACCCTTGGCAATCGCCTTTTGCGCTCGCTGAAACTGTTGCGCCAGTTTGCCGCGACGAACCATCATCCTCTGCTTCAGTCGCTCAGTCGTTCCAAGAATCCCGCGTGATTTCACTCTCGCAATCTCTCCCAGCGTGTCTGGTCGGGTTGCGAGTTGAAACTTCCGAACCTCGATGAGCACTGAGTTGAACTTCTTCGCGACCGCTTCCTCGACGGTGACTTTTGACGCTGACGCGTAGTGACTGAGCACGCGGTTGAAGTCTTTGAAGTCCACAGTTGCCTTAAGGAATCCCATCGCAATTGTCCGCGACATCCACCGCCGACTTGATGCGGTGCCCCTGTGCCTCCAAGTGCGCGGCGAAGAGTGCGTTCGCGTCTTGCATGGAGAGGGCCAGAATCTCACGCGGTTGCCACCCATAGACGCTTGCGAAATGGTGAACATACCGCGCCACGATTCCAGCCCGACTCAGTTTCCCGGCGCCGTGTCTCCCTCAACGGTCACCTGAGTCCCCATCGCTCGCTCAATCATCTCGCGAATCTGTCCCGCGATTGCGGCGAGGTCAGAGAGTGGGATCGCAGGAAGTTTGAGCGCGGCCTTAAGGATTCGCGCCTTGTCCCCACCGAGATAAGCGGCGGTTGCCTCAGCGACTTCAGCCTCTGGTGCCGAGTGCAAATAGATGAACCCGAGTACGTCGGCCATTCGCGTTGTCGGTGCGGTGAGGATTTCGTTTCCGGTCAACTCGAGGAGAGCGAACGTCTGAAGGGTGAGAGGTCGGCATGGAATCCCAGCGATTGATTCGGAGGTGTTCGAGGTGCCTGTGATGAGGTGTTGTATGTCGGTTAGCATGGTTAGGTTAGGTATTTAGTTCTCGGAACTCTCTCCGGTAGTCACGCCTCGCTTCCGGCGTTCGAAGCTTGTCTCTCCAAGCTGTCACACCACTTTCCTCGGCATGACCCGTGAAGTCGCAGGTGTCGCGAAAGCTGCTTAGGCGAACTGTTTGAAAGTCTTAATCGCCTCGGGAAGTTGCTCGGTCGGTGCGTAAAGGATGCCTCTGCGAAGCTTCTGCCGAGTCAACTCCTGCGAGGCTTGTGCGAACGATGCAAGGGTGCTCGCGTTCTCGCAGATAGCCACGCCGATGTAACTCTGCTCGGGATTCGCGGCCTTTCGTACTCGGTTGATTTCGTCACGAACCTCAAGGCATGAATGGATGATGGCCAACTCAGCGAGGACGCGGAAGTCGATGTTCTCTGGTTTCTTCCCACGCGTCAGCGAGAAGTATGCGTTTGCGATAGCATCGGCCTTGACGGCGATTTGCGGCTCTCCCCCGAATCCCTTCCACGTCCCTGCAATTTGAAAGTGAAAGGTCGTGCGAACCTCGGTGTCTCCGTTGGGAAGTGCTCGACGCTCAACGGTGACGGGGTTTTCGGCGTGCGGTGGGATGCCGATGGTAGCTAGTGCGACTGCAAGTCGTTGATTTCCAGTAGTGTAAAACGAGGTGACCATAACAAGGTAAAATCCGGTTTTGAGAGGAGACGCGACTTTACCCCGTCGCTCCCGGTAACTCCTCAGGGGTTGGGTATGGTTAAGAGATACCTGCGTAAGAGACCGCCGTTACGTTCGATTTCGTCATGTCCTCGGAGGATTCGACGACCTCGGAGGATGTAACGAAAACGCTCCCGCTCACGAACCCGGAAACAAGCGACGGGAGTGTCGCGGTATCGCCGACATTCGGGGACGTTGCCTCATAGGTTTCAAAGCTGACCTCGTCTTTGATTGCGAAATACACGACGGCTCCGAAGCTGCCGTTGCCGTCGGGGATTTCTTTCTTCGACGAAGTTTGATTGACCGTTGCGGAAGTGAGCAGGGTCGGTGCTGCACCACCTGTTCCGAAAGTCACTGCTGTTCCTTTGATGATTTCAGCCATTGTCGTAAGTGGTTTGAGATTAGGTCAATCCAGCGTAAAGCGTCTTGCTCACCGTGAGTTTGGCCACGTCTTCAGCACTAAAGACGCGGTTGATTGAGTCGATGAAAGTGCTTGATCCTGCTGTGCTTCCAATCGTTCCGCTGAATGAGCCGCTGATGTAACCATCAATGGTGATCTCAGTCTTGAGGTTGTACATCGCGACGGACTGCACGTCTCCAGTCGGCCCAATGATTTCTTTAGTCGCAGATGACTTTTTGGCGTTGTACTGCGTAACCAGCATCCCCGATTGGGTTTGCGTGGTTCCCAGAGTGCCATAGTCCTGCCCATTATCGTGGATGGTTGCCATGTCGTTGTTAGTGAGTGAGTTGATACGCCCAAAGTTTGAAAGCGAACGAGTCCAACTGAACCTCATCCGCAAAAGTGGTGTTTTGGTTTCCCATGACGAAGCCGAGCACCTTTGCTGATCCGAAAGAGAACTGGTCGAAGTCGGCCTCGGCGATGGGGTTGAGCAGAGCGGCGAGCACGTTCTGCTTGATGGTCGCGGCCTCGTCCGAGGTGTATGCGTTACGGTTAACGCGAAGGATGGCCTGACCGTCGAGAATGAAGATGCGAGACCCGGCGACCAGCTCCCGCGCAATCTCAACGCCGACGAAGATGGATGCGGTCTCTTTGACCTCGTCGGTGTCCGCGGTGAGCACTTGCAATGTCGCGAGGTCGTCGTCGGCTTTCATAGCCTCGACGATTCCAGTCGCTACATCTGTAAGGAAGTTGCTCATTGGTCTTGTCTTACGAGAAACTCGAGAATGGGGTTCTCTGGCAAACTCTTCACCGTCACGACTCTATACTTCATCGAATCGATGGTGAACTGATTGCGCCGAGGGTCCCCACCTTTGCCGAACTCATCAAACGCCGAACGCGCGATTCGCACCGTCAGCTCTCCTCCAGCGTTCACGCCTCCCTCCTCCGGGAGGGTCGTGTACTCGCTCTCAGAGACCACCGCTTGCACGGTCTCACCGTTGAGCAGGATGGATGCACCCATGTTGTTCGCGGCATTGGCGAATGCCCGAGAGAGTGCGTTGGCGAATGCGGTTTTCATGCGTAGGCAATGAACTCCAGCCCCTTGCCCTTGATACTCGGAAGGAGACCACGCTCATCGTAAATCCCTGCACCTTTCGGAATGATGGTGTCAGGCGGGAGTGCGCTGCCCATCGTCGCAATCGGCCCCGAGTCGGAGTGAACCTTTGGCGCGAGGACGAGGAGACCCGCTTGAATCCCGTGAACCCCGGTGTACCGCTGAACTTGAGAGACGTCTGGCACCATAAAGAAAAAGGGGAGACGGGGTGACCCGTCCCCCCCTTTGAATCCAATCACTTAGGCAATCGTGAGCAACTCGCCAGCGGTCGAATCGACGACCTTCTCGGCGGTGTGTTGACGCACGCGAATGACTCCCGAGCGGCGGCTCTCGTCGCGGTAGGTCTCCACCGTGAACAAGTCGCTCGAATCAGCGGACCATGTGATCGTGCGACCCGCGCCACCAGCGACGAAATCGCCTGATTGCACGTTGCCGACCCATGCGCGATTGCTGCCCCAGATGAACCCGCCCGAGAACGCTTGCCCCTTCTTCGAGGAGTCGCTTGCGGCACTCGCCACCAGCACGTTCTGGATGTTCAGGTTCTGGCCGATGAGAGCGGCGTCCACATTGCGGAGGTCACCAGTGCCGACGGAACCGAAGATGTAACTCTGCACCTTCGCGTTCTTGCGGAGGAGGTTGTAGACCTCGAGGTTGACCACCAGCGTGTTCGCTTGCACGCCCTTCTTCGCCAAACGCTCGAGAGCGGCGAGGATGTCGCTCACGGGGTCTGCTGCGGAGTTGCTCCACACCGTCCCGACCGTGGTGTTGTTGAAGTTGGAGGTGTTGTAAATCGCGGAAGCCACACGGCTTTCATGCGCGAGTTTGATGTTGCGAAGCAACAGTTTCGCGATGGTCGCCTCGGTATCGAGGAACCGCGAGAGGTCTGCCTGTTGCGAGTCGTCCACCAACTCCTCAAGCCCACGGTCTTCGCAGAGGTAGGTGTCAGAGGTGAATGAGCGGCTTATGCGGCTGTAAGACCCATCCTGACCGCGTTTTGCGGCGTCCCCGTCAACACGCATCAAGTGCGCGGCGGCGAGGTCCATCTTGAGATATTGCCCGGCTTTTGTGCCGACCGATAGAGGAGGCATGACAAGTCCACCGATGAGACCTTGATCGGCCCCACCAGCTTGGATGACCGCCTGTTGAATGTCCCCACGAAGGGATGCTCCAGCGTTTGCGTACATGGTGTTTTAAGTTGGGTTAGGAGTGGAGGTTAACACCCAAGCAGACTTCGATGATGTCGCCATCAGCGGCAGCTGCTTCGAGAGCGCGACCGATTGCGTTGTTTGAGGAAACGGCTGAACCACTCACGCGGCCCGTTGTGTTTGGGTAAACCAAAGAGCCAAGCGTGATTGCGCCACTCGCACGCATTTCGTGCGTGCCGCCAGCGGTGTTGAGCTTGACCGTTACGATGCCGTTTGCGGCGGCGTCTCCGATTGCAACGCCGAGTGCGCTGCCATTGGTCGCGTCAGCGGCGACCGCCAGTCCTGAGGAAAGAGCCACGCGCGTCCCGACCGTGATGGCCGAAGCCCCCACGGGGAATGCACGGAACCCTGAGTCATTTTGTGCCATGGTTTTGTGTGTTGGGTTTTATGCTTTGAGGATTCCCTGCGCGACGAGGTGCTTCCTCATTGCCTCGGGGTTTTTCCGCAGTTCGGAAAAGTCTGTAACCTTTGCGGGTGCGGCTTCCTCGGCCTTGATGCCGGGTGCCACGGGTCCGAATGATTTGATGAGAGTGGTGAGTGCCTCGAACTTCGTTTCGACGGCTGATAGAATCTTGTTCTCCACCGCTTCAAATGCGGCACCAGCGGCCACTTCTGCGGGTGGTTCCGACATCTCGGGTGCTTCGGGTTCTTCGGTCTTCTCCTCCACAACGAGTGCGGCGAGCATTCCCTTGATTTCGTTCACCGCTGCTTCAAGTGCGCCGATTCTGTCATCGACAGAGGGTGCGCTCGGCTCGGCGGCCATTGCTTCGGGTTTTGGTTCTTCCTTCATTGGAGTCTCAACTTTCTCGGATTCATCAACTGCGACTTCAAACAACCCGTCTGGATTTGCTGCTGGTTCATCCACCAAGTCCACCGAGCGGAGGCGTGTGCAACGTGCCATCTGCTGACCATTTGCCGCTTCTGGTTTGCCCTCGAATGCGATGGAAAGCCCCACGGCCTCGGGTGTCTTCTGCGCGAGTTCAAAGATGAAATCCCGTCGGGGTGAGGATGATAGCAGTTCGAGGTCTGCGAGCACCTTGTCCTCCTCGACGCGGAAGTTGGTCAAACGTCCCACGATTTCCTCGACGCCTGAGTCGTGCCCGACCTTCACCTTGATCCCATTCTTCGCCCCGTTGCCGCATTTAACGACCTGTGCGAGCGTGGTGTCATCCACGATGAGGTCGTGCCCCTTCGCGATGCCCTTGGTGATGACGCTGACGCCGAAGATGGTCGATTTCTCAGCATCGATGCTCGTCGGGTTGAGCGTTTGGAAACGTGTGGTCTTCATGCCTTTCTCATTCGGGTTTCGAGTTTCCTTTTGTTCGCATAATAGGCGCGAATGGCCGCGATGGCCGCCTCCTTGGTCTTGTGGTGAGAGACCACCGACTCGTTCGGAATGGTCTTCACCTTGACCCAGCCTGTTGGGGTTTTGCGGACGGCGTAAGGCATTAGCTTTCAGCTTTGTTCAGTCGCTCCACGATTGAGGTTGCCCACGTCTGCCCAGCGTCCCCGCCCCATCCGTCCCATGCTTGACGCCCCTTTCCGTAATCGTCCCACGTTGATCCCTGTTTGTCCTTCTGATGGCGGTCGAAGTAAGCCTTCATGCGGCGAATGGTCTCCTCGGAGACTGGTCGGCCATTGGCTAGGTCTCGCGCCCGAGCGATCCCGACGGGAGTCATCGCACGTTGAGAGGCGGGTTTCTTCGCGCGTTCGCGGAGTGCTCGAGCAGCTGCCGCACGCACGGCCTTCGGTGGGACGAAGGAGTCTTCCGCAAACTCGGTCACCTCATCGAGTGCGCTCATCGGTGCGGGTTGCCCCCCGGCGTCGGCCTGTTGAGCGAGAATCAGAGGATCCGGTACACCAGCGGCGGCGAAGATTTCCGCCCGGCGTTTGGCCTCGTTCGCGGCTTGTACGAATGCCTCCTCCCAGTCTTCGCCTTTGCTCGCGTAGTATTCCGAAAACGTGGTGCCACCCTTCTCGAGTTCCGCGAGTTCGGCGTATGTCTCCCGCCCGATGTCGGACGAAGGCCACGGTGGAAACTGCCACCGATGCGCTCTCCAGTCGGGGTGCTGTGGAATGAGTCCTTGCGCGATGCCGTAAGCGAGCACGGCCTCGACGATGGGGTCGAGGAGTCGCGAGACCAAGATGGTCTGATACCGCGAGCAGACCCTCGCGGCTTGTTGCGAGTCGAGTCGAGCGGTCACGCCACCCAGCTTGCTCGAGTCGATGAAGAACCCATACGGAAGCCCGATCGCGTCGGCTAGGTGTCGCTGAAGTGATTCGAGGAACCCGGTGAAGGTGACGCTCGGACGGTTCGAGATGAATCCTTGCACGTCCTCGCCCGGTTTGAGGTAGTGGATGGTGCCGGGTTTAATGCTTTCGATTGCATCGCCCGATGCGGTTTGCGAGTCCCAGCCCAGCCCCTCGCCCGTTGGGGTTTTGATGATGCCTGTCTGATTGCTCGCCCACTTCACAGCGTTCTTCTCTCCAGCGAGGATGTCCACGATGTCGCGGCAAGTCGCGATTGCTGGGGCGAATGCACTCACGCCGCGATACGAGTCGTGACGCTGAGGGTCGAACAGATGCAAACACCGTTCGGCGGGTAGTTCTTGTTCGTCAACGTACTGCGATCCCATCGAGCGGCGCGTGATGCAGTAAGCCGTCGGACGGCCCGTGGAAACGTCGATGCGAATCCCGCCCACGTAGTCATCGGTGACGAGTGTTTGATACGGGTTGCCGATGCGGTCGGCCTCGATGAGTTGGAGCTTCACGCCGTCATCGGTGAGCGATTTGACGACCAAGCAGTCCCCGTCGCGGACGAACGACGAGAAGGCCAGTTGCATCAATGCGAGGAAGTCGAATCGGCCCGAGACATCTGCGCTTTTGCTCCATGCGTTGAAATAGGTCTCATACGCCGAGTTCACCGCGGGGTCCGAGGTGCGACTCTGGAACCGTAGTGAACCGATGGTGTACAGGGTCAGCTTGCGAAGGATGCCAGAGACGAGAGGGTGATTGTTCTCGAGGTCTCGAGCCTCCCAAATCAACTGAATCCTCCCCCGGGTGACGGTGGAGGATTCGGCATGGTTTGAATAGCTGGACGGCGTCATCGCCCGACTCTCGGAAGGGTTGGCCCCCTCCCAGCGGAATCCTCGGACGGCGTTGCGAATGCGAGAAATGAGTTTCATCTGAAGGATGCGCGGACGCGGTTGCGTGGGGTTGTCCTCGAACGCTCGCGGAGGACGGTCGAACACGCGGCCAACTCCATCGCGATCTGCTGACGGTCACGCTGAGACGATGTCCCCGCCGAAGATACCGAGGTGTACGGGTCCGCGAACTCGGCTTGCAGACGCGCTAGTGCCTCCGAAAGTTGAGTGTCGGTGAAGGAGCGGAAAATACCGATGTAATCGACGCTATCGGCCATCACTCGTTCCCAGCCTCATCAACCGTCACGCTCGAGCTTCCGAGGATTTTGGTTGCGAGTGCGGCGAGGAGTTGCAGCACCTCGCAGTCAAACAAGTGGTTATCTTTGCGAACTCGTCGCCAGACGTAGGAGACGGCTCCCCGTGCATCAACCCGCTCCTCGCGGCGTTCGGCGGTGATTTGAGCGAGGTAGAGGTCTCCCGCTTGCCGTGCAAACTCCCACTTTGGACCCGAGCCTGACATGAGGTGCGCGAGTGCGTCCTTTAGCAGAGGGTTCGAGAACACGATGAGCATGAGCGTCTTTTTCTCACCCCTGCCAACCATCGCATCGACCCTGCTCCACATAAACGGCTGACGCACGTTGTTCACCACATAGCCCGTCGAGTCGTGACCTTTGGTCGCTTTCCAGCGGCCACCGTAACGAATCACCGACGCATACACGGCTTGAGTGTTGAACCCCGAATCGATGAGCACATCGGCTCCGCTGATGCCGTACCGCTCGGTGATGGGGATGAGGTCATCGATGCTGCTCACTTGCCCGAAGTCAACGAGTCGCGAATCTCCCCCGGTGAACCACTCGCGGACCACGAACCAAACGCTGAACTGCTGCACGTCAGCGGTGAGGAAAACGCGCCCCCCGGTCGGTTGCTTGAGTTCGTAGTCTGACCCTTGAGTCGCTGAGACGAAATCGACCATCTGTTCTTTCAGCGAGTCGGCCCACGGTTCTCCCATCGTCTCGGCCTTCCACGTTTGCATGGGAAGCGGGTTGCCGTAGTCCAACTGTTTCTTGGCCGCGATGAACTCCTCCACGATGTCACGCCACCGCACCCACGGCGGGACGATTGAGGACCATGTGAACGAGACTTTGTGACGGGGTGCGATGGCATTCTGCGCGACCCATTCGCCACTCTCCACCAGCTGACGGCGCGTGACGGGGTCGTCGGTGTGTTTGTGTCCGCACGCTGGACAGACGAGCCTGATGGTCTCCGCGAGCGGTTCAAAGAGCCACTTCCCCTCGCGTGTTCTGGTACGCTCACTCTCCTCCCACTCGATGTCTTCCCATTTTGGGAACCACGGTTCTCTGCAACTGATGCAACTCCATCGAAGTTTGCGCTGGTCTCCGTCGAGGTAAGCCTGATGCACAGCGTCATTCTCTCGGTCGGGTGTGCTTATCTGGACAATCTTGCTGTTCCACTGCGCCCGAACCCGCTTCTTGACCAGTTCCAACGCGCCCGGCGGGTAGTTGCGGACCTCGTCGAGGATGAGCCATCGAATCGGCACCGATTGCAACTTAGACGGCGACCCTGCCCCACGGACCATCAGCGGCATCGATGCAAAGTCGATGGTGCCCTTGCGCTTCCCAGACCGCTCTCGCGGCATCATCCGTCGAATGCTCGGGCACTCCATGAGCGTGGGGAGGAGTCGCGTTTGCATAAAGTCCTCGGCTTCGTCCTGAGCGGCGAGCACCCACATTGCGGGTCCGGGGTCTTCGGCGATGGCCCATGCGAGGAGGACCATGAGTGCCTGAGTCTTTCCCGATTGAGCCGAGCACATGACAGATACCTCGCGCACCTCGTTATCGGCGAACACCTCCATCAACTGCTTAGTCCACGG